ATGCTGGAAGGCCGCAGGCTCAAACTGGAAAGAAAGACGATAGCATTATGGCGACTGCCGTTGGGTGCTTCGTATTAGTCCACGAAAAACAGACTAGTTCGTTCTCATTTGTGAATAAAGAGCAGTTTGGACAAGGCGCACCGCCGCCTCAATCTTCAGTTTATGATAGGCAGAAGCTAATTTATGATGATAGCTATAAGCACCCTCTTGACCATAACGTCCTTCTCCCCGAGACGGCCGTTGCTATAGATTGGAAACAGTTTACCAATTAAGGAGTTAATAATGCCTCGAAAGAAAGCCGTCAAGTCTAATCTATCATATACGTTTGCCGATTCTGATGCAGCACAGGCTTTAGCAGCTGATAATATTGAAAAAGCCCAGAAAGTTGCTTTATCAGGCGGTAAAGTACTAGATGTTCAGGATCCAAGAGACCAGGTTCCTGTAACCAAGTTCTATGATCCCCTGTTCGTTCTTGATTACCTACAATTTAAAACAAAGAATGCGTCGTGGGCTCTATCGTATCAGCTGCTCCGTAAGATCTCTTACAGAAATGGCGTAATTGCTTCAATCATCAATACACGAATCAATCAGTGCGGCCTGTTTGCAACTCCTTATATTGTCCCAAACGATAGAATCGGATACACGATTGTACCAAAGAGCAGAAAATATAATTTCTTAATGAAACAGGCAGACCCTAATAAGAAAGTCCCAAATGTTTCAGCTGAAGAAGTCCAGACGATCATGGATGTCGGCGAGTTCCTTAATAATTGCGGAACACCTGAAACCCGTGCGAAAGACCCTCAACGCGATGATTTTAGCACCTTCTTGAGAAAGATTGTTAGAGACAGCCTAACATTTGACCAACTATGCTTTGAAATTGTAAAGGACCCATCCAGTGGAAAACCATCCGCTTTCTATGCAGTCGATTCTGGGACTATCAGATTATCTGATCCTAAGACCCGAATTGAAAAAGGAATTTACTATGTACAGTTCATTGATGGGAACTTGTACACCGCCTACGGTTTCGATGAAATGGCTTTCGCCGTCCGAAACCCAACGACTGATATCAAAGCAAACGGCTATGGCATTTCAGAAATTGAAATGGCCCTCAACTACATCTCAGCTCAAATCTACGGAGAAGAGTACAATAAGAAGTTCTTCACGCAAGGATCAACTCCCAAAGGAATAATTAATATCAAGGGCGCCAATGTCCCAAGAGAAGAATTGGATGCATTCCGTAGAGCGTGGCACGCCCAGTTGACGGGTGTTTCCAATTCTTGGAAAACTCCTATCCTCGCATCGGAAAGCGGAGTTGATTGGATTAACCTCGGACAATCTAACCGAGATATGGAATTTGGTAGATGGCTAGAGTATCTTGTCAACATAACATGCGGCGTTTATCAAATCGACCCTGTTGAAATCAACTTCCAGAATAAAGCAGGTGTTTCTGGCCAGGGTAGACCGATGAACGACTCTTCTGCTATTGAGAAGATTAAGTTCTCGAAAGACAAGGGACTTGTGCCTCTGCTTAGGTTCATCGAAAAGACTATCAATAGGTATATCGTAGAGCCGCTAACTGATGGGAAGTTTGAATTTGCATTCCACGGCTACACAGACCTAATTGAAGAATCTAAGATTAGACTTGAAAAGCAGGAAGTTGAATATCTTAAGACCGTCAATGAAATTAGAGCACAGTACGGCTTCAAAGAACTTCCAGAAGGTAATATCATCCTCAACCCTGTATACGCTCAGGCTAAAATGGCTGCTGATGCAGCTGCTGCTGAACAGGCTGCACAAGGTGGAGGTGCTCCAGGAGAAGAGCAGGGAGCGCAGGGCGTAGACGAAGAACAAGCAGGTGAAATTGCCGACGAAGAAGCAGATGCAGCCGAAGAAGAATTTGGTGGTAACTATAATAACACGTAAGGAGTGAAAATGATTTATAGCATTGCAATGTTTTATGATGAAATAGACCTTCTCGACTTAAAAGTAAAAGAAGAGTCTCCGCATGTAGATAAGATTATTATTGTTGAATCAGAGATAACACACTCTGGCAGACCAAAGCCCATTAATTTTCCGACTAGTAAGTACGACCAAAAAGTTGAGCATTTAATCGTTAAAGCTGAAGTGTTTGCTGACTGTCCTGGACGATGGGACAAAGAAGTTCGGCAGCGCGACTATGCGATGTCGCAATTAGAGATTGCAGATGATGACATTTTTATCGTAACAGATTTAGATGAAATAATTAACGGCGAGAAGATAGAAGAGATAATTCAAAAAGCAAGAGAACATGGAATCGTAAGAGCATGCATGAGACTGTTCTTTTATTACATTAATGTGTTTCAGCCAAAACAAGCGTGGCCTCATCCCTTCGCGGTAACAGGAAAAAGGTATAAAGAGAATCCAAGCTTAAGCTATTTAAGAACAGGCCCAGATAGAAACAACGGTGATTTTCACGGAGCCTCAGTCCTCATCTCTAACTGCGGAAATCATTTCGCTTGGATGGGCGGAGTCGAAAAGATTGAGGAAAAATTCAACAATTTTTGCCACACAGAATATGATACACCAGAAATTAGAGCCGGCATTAGAGAGCGGTTTGAAAAACTTCAAAATGTTATCGCACGATTCGACACACCAGATTATGTAATAGTTGATATTGACGAGCTACACCCAAGAACGATTAGAGAAAATATCGCTGAATGGAATAAATATATTCGCAATAAGGAGATGTAAAATGGCCGCAGAGCAATCAACCGAAAAGACTTCAACAACGAAGCTGATTTCTGTATTCTTTCCATTGAAGCCGCTTAAAAACAAGTTCTCCGAGAACTTCATTAGTATACAGATTGCAGACTTTATTCCTAAGCTGGCCTCGTTTACAGACAAGGCTATCGTCTATAAGATAGATAAAGAGCGATTCTACACATACGACCTCAAGACAGAGGCGTTTGACGACCGATTTGATGTAGTTGAAAATCAAACGATGGTTGTTATCTTCAGTGTAGACAAAACTTCTCAGATAAATGTCTCTGACCTATTTGAACCTGACTTTTCAAAAAGCGTCAACACAATCCGTATCCACAGAAAAAGAATAGACCCTGTGGTGAAAGATTCGTGTAAACCCTCTTACATTTTCTACACAATTAACTCGACTAAACTGCTAAACAGTCTGATTCCCATAGTACAAGCAGACAAGCCAGAGCTGGGAGAAGCGGGAGGCAAGACTTATTTCATCCTCTCTGCCAATAATGCGAAGAGAGACATTAATCCTCTCGAAAATGCATTCACAACAGAAAAGATTTGCCGCATGAACTATGTGACGACCATAGAGTATGGTAAGATAGTAGATGAAAACTACTCGAAGACCCTCAAGAGGAAGATTAACAATCAAATAAAAATCTGAACCACACGTCAGTAAGGCATAGATGTGGTATTATAAACTATAACGCATGGAGGTTTACGCAATGAAGATTCGCCCAAAAGAGACGTTTGAACAGACTCATCAAAAACAAGCTGCTGATTCCGGTGGCGCCTTCGGTTCCGTCGATTTCCTAAAATTCGCTAAGAATACTGTTTATGAGTTCTTCATTGTACCGAAGGTCTCATCGATGGATATTGCTGCCGACGAATGTGAGATCGACTATCCGTTTGAAGAAGTCAATACCCACTTTGGCACATACGAATTCATGCAGAAGTACGGAGGCATGAGACCTGTCCGTATTAATTGTACAGGGTGTGCAATCGACAACTGGATGACCGAAAATAGAGTCCCCAAATCTGTGTTCAGGATTGCCGTTCCCACCAAGTTCTTTGTAACTTATGTAGCTCACGACAAGAAGATAAAGATTGCATGGTTCCAGGACTACTTGTATAGAATCCTCATGGAGAGAATCTCCAAGTTGATGACAGATAAGAACATCAACCTCATCGACTCCTTCCGCCACAGAATCAAATTATTCACCAACCCAGAGGGAAAGTTTGACATCGAAGTCAATCCAGACGTAGCTATTCCATCGGACAGTGCCGGGTATAAAAACCTCCTAATGAATGTTCACGAAAAACCTCTCAATAAGTTTATTGAGGAGCAGGTCGTATGCGACCCCGAAACTGTGGGTAGCGTTCTGTCAGCCCTGAAAGATTATACGAACTCAATAATCAAGGCAGAGAAGGACAAGGAGCGTAATGAGAAGATGGAGGCTCGCTCTGAGCAATTTGCAGCTGGCCTCGAAGGATTCAAGAACACCGACTACAAGCCGGGAGGAAATGCACCATTTGTTGAAAGCGTCGGGCCTGCTGCAGAAACACCAGACGATGACATACCATTCTAAGGAGCATTAGATGAGAGTAAAAGCAGGAAAAGAGGAAGCTACGCCCACTGGAAAGAAGGGTCCAGGCCTCCTAAAAATACGAGAAGCTATTTTCGGCTCATCCGAACAGATTCAGATTGATGCATTCGACTTCATCTCTACTGGTATTCCGCCTCTTGACAAAAAGCTTGGTGGAGGAATTATCATCGGAGGTGTAGTTGAGCTCATTGGTCTAGAAGCCTCATGTAAATCAACAATTGCAGGAATGGTAGCGGCTCAGGCTCAACTAAGAGACATGCCCGTTGTCTACTTGGATACAGAAGCCGCAACATCGATGGCAAGACTTAAAATGCTTGGAGTCAATACAGAGACTCTTATTTACGTCCAGCCAAACTGTCTAGAGGACGTATACGATACAATTGCCCAAGTGCTTACGTCTAAGATAAAAGACCAATCATGGGACGGCCCCGCACTTATCATCTGGGACTCGCTTGCTCAAACTCCTGCTAAAAAAGAAATTGAAATGGAAGAGGGCGATGAGTATACAAAGGAAATGGCTGTTAGAGCTAGGGTCAATTCGATGGGACTCAGGAAGCTCACCATGCCAATTCAAAATGCGCAGGTCACCCTTCTAATTGTAAACCAGCTCAGAGAGAACGTTGGCCAGACCTTTGGTGAAAAGTATTCGTCTCCAGGTGGACATGCTCCGAAGTATGCAGCTATCCAGAGAATAAGACTTTCTGCAACCAACACAGTAAAAATTGACGAAGCTCGAGGCATCACCGGCAAAAAGATTCAAGCCAAAACAATCAAGAATAAAGCCTACACACCCCTCCTTGAAGTTGACCTCATCTTTAACCACAGCACTGGCTTGTTCGACCTTCCGCTGACTATGTATGAAATGTTAAAAGAGCAAAAGAGGCTTACAACTGGAAGAACCAACGAACTCAACCTCAACCCCGATGTTCTAGACACAAATGACGCAAACATTATCAAATTCAACAGAAAAGACTGGGAGCGAGTTTATGAAGAAAATAAAGCCCGGATTAATGATGTTCTAAAATGAGCAAGAAGATGTACTTCGATAATGACCACGTCGAAGCGAGACTTATAGAGTTTCAAGCGACCAAGAATTATGACATCATCAACGAACTCAATCCAATTTTCAACAAGCTTATTTCAGGTGTTATTGGACGATACAAGCTGCTCAGAAGAAACTACATCAACGACGACATCCGCCAGGAAGCATGGGTGGGAATACTAGAAGCAGCTCCCAAATGGTCAAAAGAGAAGGGAGACGCTTTCTCTTATTTTACTGGAGTAGCTAGAAACAAAATCTTCTGGTATTTGAAATCGTACTACCAGGACACATCTTTGAACTCAGAGGACCCACACTTTATGGCACTAGATGATGAGAATTTCAATAATGAAGTAAGTCAAGATTCAGATAATGAATTCGAGAACCTCTCAGCTATCAGAGATTACATTTTAAAGCTAACTGAAGAGTCTTTAAACCTGCCAGATGACGAAAGCTATGGTATAATATTAGAAAGTATTAAAGCAAAAATCATGCACGGTGATAGTGTAAAGTATGAGGATCTCATAAGAGAAACACAAAAAGAGATAGGACATCCAAAGAAGAAAGTGCGATTTGTATTGGATGCAATCTACTCGCATTTCATGGGGGAAATATGAGCAAGCCAACGTATGACGAACTAGTGAGTCTTCTTGTAAGAATTTATAAGACGTCTAGAATAGAGTCTGTTCTAGATATCGAATGGGCCAACTACCCTGTTGAAGTTTTTGAAGAAGTCGGAGCCGCAGTATGCGAACTCACGATTGAAGACAGCAACGATTACAGATGAGTGATATTCTTGTATGCGATGGCTCTAACCTGTTCGTTAGAGCCTTCTTCTCCATGACAGATACGACTCTTCAGAACTCAAAGAGTCAGGACACGACAGCTATATACGTGTTCCTGCAACATTTGAGGAAGATGATCGCAACTGAAAAGCCTGAAGAATGTTATATTATCTTCGACTTTGGCCGAGACATCAGGAAGAAGGGTCTATATAAGGACTACAAGGCAAACCGTAATATTGACCTTGGAGCTCTAGCCGGTTACGACCTCACCGTCAAAATGAACGAAATTGAGAGTAGAAAGCGGCAAAAAGAAGTTATCATAGACGCCCTCAAAACTCTCCCGGTCAAGCTCGTTATTGTCAAGCAGATAGAGGGAGACTGCCTCATTGCTTTTGTTGCTAAGCATTTCATCGACAGAGGTAAGACAGTTACTGTTGTGTCAAATGATAAAGACTTCTACCAGCTTCTAGACCACGACAATATGAAAATCTTCAATCCTCATAAGAAGCAATATATCGCGTCATGCAACATGGAAGAGATCTTCCCAATCAAGAACTTCCCAATATCGTCCTACCGTGTATATAAAGCAATTAGAGGAGATTCTTCCGACAACATCCCAGGCATCAAACTATTCGGAGATAAGAAAATCCAGCAGTTGTTTGATATGTTGAGAGATTGTGACCCGGGAAAGCAAGCTCCTCGAACGATTCAAGAACTATATGACGATTTTGAAAAATGTCCTAAAGCCAAAGCCAAGTTTTGGAAGTACTTTGACGGTCAGAAAGAATTACTTGAGCTGAACTATAAGCTAGTTGACCTCATCGACATGGATTGGTCACCCCAGTCTCTTCAGCTCATCTATGCCGCAATAGAATCTAAACCTTCATTTTCAGCAATGGATTTTATGCAAATCCTTATTCGTGAAAACATAAACACAATTCTAGCCAAAGTACAAGACTGGATGAAGCCTTTCCATCAAATGCTCCCCGAGAAGAAATGAAAATACTCTTATATGGCGATTTGCATGCAGCCAACCTCTATAGCTTCAACGTAAAACGAAGTAAATATCAAATTACAGAATACTCTCGTGTTGACGAATTATATTCAACTCTTGCGTGGATTGCTAAAGTCACAAAAGAATCCGATATAATGATGACTGTGAACATGGGAGATACGTTCCACCAGGCATTGAGGTTCTATGTTGAAAGATACAACACGGTCGTTAGAGCAGTCAACTCAATCAATAGAAATACTTTGTCTAAGTCGGGCGTTATCATAGAAGGCAACCACGACCGAAGCGATGAAGTATCGGCAGTCGACACATTCGACAACATACAAGGAACAGTCCTTGTCAAGAATAGCATCAAAGTAAAATATATTAGCGAAATAAACGCTCATCTCGTCTTTGTGCCATACATTAGAGATCCCAAGAAAACAAAGGAAGCCTTTCAAGCTTTACACGCTAAGTACAAAAATAGTAACACTAGCGTGTATGTCTTGTGCCATTTAGATACCAAAGAAGCTTATGAAGGCTTAGTCTCCTCGTCTTATCAGCTAGGCCAATTTAACACATACGCCGATCTAGGGCTGGATGTCTATACGGCTGTGTTCTCGGGCCATATTCATTTTAAGAAGCAAATTAAAGATAATTTCTTTTATATCGGCTCAGCATTGAATCATAACTTTGGAGATTCATTAACCCGAAAAGGCGTCGCAATCGTAGACATCGAATCTGGTTCATTCAACATAACGTATAAAGAGAATCCCTTTTGTCCGTTCTTTGTAAAGTTCAATCTAGAAAAACCAGATAATGTTTCAATGAAGATAAAGAAGATCGAAGAAGAAATAAAGAAACATAATCTAACCAACGTCTATGCAAGAATCTTCTCATTGAGCACAGATGAAGGGAAAAAGAAGTCCAGCGATTTCATTAGAGACTATAATCACCTGTTTACAGCATTTGAAACAAAGAACTTAGACTCCGAAGAAGCATTAAGAGACACAGACATGATTTCAAACTCTATGGACCACGTTAATGTGTTCGACCTTATTGTAGAGCACGGAACTAAAATCTTATCATCAATGGGCAAAACGCCCGACGAAATAGAGCAATACATCATGAGGCTAAAGCGCGTATGTCTCTTAAACTAAAAGAGCTTGTAATGGAAAATATGAATTCGTTCCTCGGTTCTCACAAGCTGTCGTTTACAGAAAAACAGGGTAATCTTGTTCTAATTAAGGGAATCGATGAATTCGACAAATCGTCAAATGGTGTCGGAAAATCGACTCTTGTTGATGCCATTGTTTTTGCATTCTATGGTCGTTCGCTTAAGAAAGAGTTGAATCTTGACGACATGGTTTGCAAGAAGTCTAAAGAGCCTCTTAGAATTGTATTGTCTTTTGTCGATTCAACTGACGGTGTCATCAAAAACGAATATTCAATTGAACGTATTCGTTCAAAGAGCCCATCTTTTTCAAAATGCAATTTACTAGAAAACGACATATGCATCTCCAACAGTATGACAAATACGGAGACCCAGACTAAAATAGAATCGCTGATTGGAATGGACTATCAGATGTTCGTCAACAACAACGTATTGAACCCTGAACTCTTTAGATTCATCAAGGGAAACTCTGCACAAAAGATTGACATTCTAGAACGCGTATTGAACTTGAATATTGTGTCGAAAATATTTTACACTTTGTCTAACGTTGTAAAAGAAGACCAAGAAGTTCATCAAAAGAACGATACCGAATATTATGCTCTAAAGAAATCTCTAGAGAATCTTGTTCAGCAAGAAGAAGATGTTAACAAGAATGTTAATGAAAACATTGAATTGTTGACCGTGGCCAACGGACGATTAGCAGACGAAGTAAAAGAACTCGAGGGTTTGAGGGATGCTTATTCGTCTACCGTGAGTGAGCTTCATCCTGTCGTTGAAAAACTTGGCCAAGAACTAGACCGCCTCAACGAAACGAAGATAAAGCTAGAGCACAACATCTCAGAGCATCAGAAAAGAGTAAAATATTACGAAAAGAACGAAAATTGTCATGCCTGTAAACAACCAATTCCTGACCGGGATGCGATTTTAGAAGCGGAAAGAGCCAAGGTTAAAGAACATTCTGAAACAATGAATTCGATTCTTCAAACCATAGCTGAAAAGAAGGCCGATGATGCTCTAGCACGGTATGAAAAGACTGTTGAAGATGCAGACGGCTGTACTCGCAAAATAAATGAAAAGAATTATCAAATCAAAAACAACAGCAAGACGATTGAAAAATTCAGCAATATTACATCCTCGGCCGGCCAAGTTGACGATGTTAAGACTAAACTCGATGAAATGACAATTGAATGGAAGGATTCGAAGGAGAAGCTTGAAATAACTGATTTCTGGAGAGAAATGTTAACTCCGAAATCTAAAACTAGAATGACACTGGCCGCTGACTTATTGAAAGTGTTGAACGCCAATATTCAGAAGCACATCAATAATTTCTACAATAAAGATTTCCACTTGTATTTTAACGTCAGCGATAACAGTATCAACGAAATCATAGAAGTAGACGGACAGCAATTCAAATACGACCAGCTAAGTTCTGGAGAGAAAGCCAAGGTCGACATTGTAATAGTAATCTCATTACTTGACATCGCTATGACTTACTTCAAGAACAATAAACTGAAATTTCTAATAGTTGACGAGGCTTGCGACCACCTCGACCTTGTTTGGTCGAAATATGTGATAGAATTTATTAAACAATATGCGGTTAACCTCAATATGATGGTGCTATTTATTTCACACCATGCCGCAGTTGAAGACATGACATACGTGTTCGATAATACGATTCTCGCAATGAAGGGTCTCGATGGAAACTCGTACATCCCAAAGTCTAGAGTTCACTAATATCAGAGACACCGTTCGAGAAATCGAACGGAAATTTGCGATTGACCCGGTCCACAGAAACTGGAAGGGTCGTGGCGAAATAAACGTCAGATGTCCGAATTGTAATGATAAGAAATATCACCTCGGACTAAGTTTTGCTAAGAATGGATACAACTGTTTTAGATGTAGTTTCCAGGGACGATTGTCAGAGTTCCTGAGAAAGAATGGGATAAAGTATGAAACTAAGGGACAGATATTTCGTTCTGAAGCTGTACTATCAGACTCTTTTAAGATTAAAATGCCGATCGATTTTTCAAGGAACGAAGACATTGCTAGAAAAGCTAAAGTATATATGGCAGCACGAGGGTTTGATTTACACTTTCTTAAGAAAAATTTCAAAATCTGGCCCATAACAAACTACGAACATCACTATTTTGGTTACATCATCATTGAGCTGAACGACTATGCATTTTATGCTAGAAAGTTTTTAGACCTTACACCCGCACATCAGCGGCATGTTATCCGCAAATCAGATCCAAACATGAAATTGTTCTATACATATGACAAAAATAACTCTAGCACCATACTTGTTGTCGAATCCCTGTTTAATTTAATGAAAGCCGCCCAGTATGGATACGATGCAGTTTGCATATTCGGAAAGGGCAGTAGCGCCGCATTCGTTGATTATTTGAGAACTCACGATAAAAATAAGAACCTATGTCTGTGCTTCGATAAAGATGTTATAATAAAGGATATAAACAGGTTTATCACACGTGTCAAGAAAGCAGGAGACCCTCCAGAATTATTCTATGTCGATTCAGAGGATATGCCTTGCAATGATATTGCCGACATGTCCAATAAAGAGACGCTAGTTAGAACTATTAATAAAAGAAAATCAGTTGAAGAAATCTATATCAATATGATGTCAATAGGAGAATAAGATGGGAATGACAAAAGCGTCGCTCGACCTTCAAATGCAACAAGCAACGAACCACGCAATAGCAACATTACAGAAGAACATGGATCAATTGAATAGAGTCGCGCAAATTATCGATGGAAATATGCGTCAATCTCATGCTGTCGTGTT